ATTCACTCGTCGCCATCAAACACCACTTCCAGCACAACGCCAAGCTCCGTCGGCTGTTCCCTGAGTGTTGCCCAGCCCCGAACGCCGATTGGGGCACCACTACGGCCTTCACTCTCCCTAATAGAACATCCGTCCTGGTCGACGAGTCTTGCGTCGCATTCTCTCTGGACTCAATCAAGGCCGGACCCCACTGCGATGTAATGATGATCGACGATGCGGTCCACGAAGGCAACGTCGGCAACCCCGAACAACTGCAATTGACCATCAAGCGCTTCATCTTCATGCGCTCCATTCTCGAACCGTATGGCTACATGCACGTCATAGGAACACCCTACTCCGACGCCGATCTCTATCAGTGGTTAGAAGAGGACAACAACGGCGACTGGCTTCGCAAGTTCCGCAGGCCGGCATGGACCATGGTCGACCCGAACTTCCCAGACGGACGACGCATAACCGATAAGGATGTCGTTCTTCTCTTCCCCGAGCGCTTCAGCTTCAAGTTCCTGAACTCGATCCGCAACTCGGATCAGTACATTTTCGATTGTCAGTACCTTCTGGATCCCACTCCTAAAGACAAGATCACATTCACTGACGCCTTGCTTGAGTCGCATCACATCCCTCACTTCCATATCCCCAAGTTCGGCTCCGTCTTTCAGGCATGGGACATAGGATTTAAGGAGAAGAAACGCAACGACTTCACTGTCGGCGCAACCGGCCTATTCGATACGAAGGGCAACCTCTTCGTACTCGACCTCGTTATCGGACGATTCAATCCTTACGTGCTCATCCAACAGATCGCGGCGGCCAGCCTCAAGTGGCGTCCTCAACGGGTTGCCATCGAAGATGCCGGCGGCACGCAGCTCATGCGACCGGCTCTCGACAATCTTGAGAAACAGTTCGCGCGCTCCTTCAACATCGAATGGATACCTACCTCTCCATTAAAGCAGAAGCCGGAACGTATACTCTCGCTCCAACCTCTGCTGATCCAAAACAAGCTCTACTTCTCGACTGCCATCCTCGCCGACATGTGGGAGGAAGCCAAGAAGCAATTCACACGATATCCGCGCGGCATCCATGATGATGCCCCAGACGCCATTTCCATGCTGTTACAATTCCGCAATCGCGTAGACTACATACCGGACCTTACCGGGCATGAAGATAACGAGTTGCTATCAATCGGTTTCAACAGCGACGAGGATAACCTGCTAGGTGCGGGCATCTGTGGCTGACAAGAAAGGTATCATGAAAAAGTTCATCTCCATATTCATCCTGGCCGCTTCCGCAGTCTGCGCATTCGGCCAATCCCCCGTCACTAACTCTGGCGCACTCAAGGCCGGTTCCTGGGTTCTGCCCTACACGACCGTCACCGACGAATTCGTCGGCTCTGTCGGCACCACCTCTGGAGCCATCGGCATGCAGGGTTGGGACAAGACCGTCGTAGTCGCCGGCACCAACCCCGTTGCCCCTGCAGCTTCGATTGCAGGTTATCCGGGTCTGATCACCTTGACCACGGACACCACCGCGACGAACGGCGTCAACATCACGCTCGGTCACGCAGTAGGCTTCAGCTTCCCCGGTGTCGACACGAACTGGCAATCTGAGTTCATCTTCTCGCCGTCCGCCATTACCAACACGGGCAACATCAAGGTCGGCTTCATGACCCTCGACAACGCCGCAGTGATCCCCACCACGGGCATCTATGCGCGCTTCATCGAAGGTACCGATGCCTCGTTCGTAGTCTGCTCCGCCACCTCCTCGGCCGAAACCTGCACCACCGCTTCGGCGACTCTTGGTGTTGTTCCTATAGCGGCCGATTACATCGACGTTTACTTCTACTCGACCACCAGCACCACGATTGGTTACAAGATTGTCGACGTAACCTCTGGCGCTACCGGTGGCGGAGTGGCGAGTGTGACAGGAACGGTTTGCCCTTCCGGCTGCACTCTGACCGCGACCGTGCCTACCACGATCATGTCCCCCGGCTTCCAGATCACGGAACTCGGCACGTCTTCGGCCGATCACATCACCGTTGACTCGTTCAGCTACGCTTCCGCAGTCGCGAAATAACGTGCCCCAAAGGGGTTCTTGGAGTTAATGAATGTCGCTACTTGAAGAACTTGACTCTAAGCGAACGTTCGCCAATGGAGAAGGGTTCCAGCTCATCACGGAGCAATCCGAGTTAGAGCTGGATACCCAGAAGCCAGATCCCGATCTCACGGCGCTCAAGATTGTGCTGCAGGATAGGGCACAAGCTGAGACATGGGTGCAGACTCAAGGATGGCTCCTGCAGTGGCAAATGGAAGAGCGACTATACCTCTTCAAGGTACCGGTTAGGACTTGGGACGGCACCAACGTTCCCCGGTCCCATCTCGGTATGCCGCTTGTTTACGAGCACATTGAGTCCGTACTGCCTCAGCTCATGACAGCGCTGTTCGCCGACGATCCGCCGTTCATGTCCAAGCCAAAGCCGAATACCCCCATGGATGCCGCTCGTGCAAACGATCAGCTCCTGGGTTGGGAAATGCAGATCATAGAAGCGCGCGAGGAATTCCGTCTCGGGCTCAAGTATATGCTGCTTCATGGCATCGGCATCTGGAAGTATGGATGGGAGACATACACCGAGAAGCGAAAAGTCTACATGCGCCAAGAGCCATATAAGTGGGTTCAAACCCAAGGGTTCGCCGGTCGCATCAAACCAAATAATGCAAACAGCAAGAAGGCTGTCGATATCGATGTTCGCATCAATCGGCCGACCTTCGAGCACCGCAACATCAAATTCGTTCTAGTCGATCCCGGCTTGCAGGGTCCAGACATCCGTAAAGCCAAGTTCGTTATCGATCTCAAGTACATGACTCCCCTCGAACTGGACGAACTCAGGGACTACGAAGGTTACAATATACCTTCGCTCGAAGATCTAGTCTCGACAAAATTCGGTGCCATGGAAACGGCGCGCGCCAACCCACTGGAGCAACCCAAACTCGATCTCTTTCAGGAATTTCAGCCGAAGCCTCGTCATTGGAACTCCACCGCCGACAAGCGAAATCAGCCCTTGGAAGTTGCCGAGTATTGGACGAAGGATCGTGTATACACAGTTCTCCAAAGCAAAACCATTATCCGTAACGAACCGAATCCGATGGGCGCGATCCCGTTTTTCTCAGTCGCTCAGGCTGATGTCCTTGGTTCTTTCTTCGGTATCGGTTTCGGTATGCTCATCGGCAACGAGCAAAGGATGCAACAGGGGGTAATTAATGTATTCCTTGACGACCTCTCTCTTAATCTTAATGGCATGTTTATGCGCGTCCGCGGCAATAACGTACAGACGCAACAAATGAGAATGCGGCCCGGAGGTATCATTGACTCGGATACTGAAAAGGGCGTTTCCCTCATGCAGCGACAGCCTATCCCTATTGCAGAGACTCAAGCTGTGCTGGCTGCCTCGGATAGCCGCGCGGCTCGTCGAACTGCTGCCAACGAGAGTGCGGTACAGGGTGCTATGCCGTCTGACAAATCGTCTATCACGCGCACAGCGACAGGTGTTAATAGTTTGGCTTCTGGCTCCGGTACACGTCTCCAGGCTATCGTCGAACAATTCGCCTACCAAGTCTTCGTCCCGTTCTTGAAAGCAATGCACAAAATGAACGGAATGTATCTTGACCCCAGCGATATAGATCACATTCTCACCAACGAACTCGGAATAGCTTATCAAGGCGACACTCTGGATCTCATCAATGCCCAGGTCGACTTCGATATGATCGCCGGCGCTAGAATGCAAGCCAAGGCTTCCATGAAGCAGGCGGTCCCTCTGCTCTATCAATTCCTTCTCACTGAACCGGTTCTACAATCGCTTCAGGATGAAGGTAAGAAGGTCAACGTCGCCGAATTGGTCAAGATGACATTCGACGTTAGCGGTTGGCCGAACATGAACAGCGTCATCGTTCCCATGACTCAGAAAGACCAACAGCGCCTTCAACAGCAGCAACAGGCACCTGCTCAGCAAGAGCAGGCGTCACAGCAACACGAAGCTGCAATGGAAGGCATCAAGACTCAGAACAAGGGTCAACTCCTGGATCGTCAATCCATAGATAAGGCTGGAGAATTATTCTTCAAGCACGTCTTTGAGCACGACGATCAAGCATTCACCGGAGACAAATAGAACATGCCTACGCTAGATCACACTAGGGAAGCAGAGATAATGAAAACTTTCGAGAGAGGTCAACGCCTGTATGGGTTGACCAACTCTCAGGGTTACCAAGATTTACTCGATATCCTAGAAGCTGAAATCGATCTGTACGAATACCGTCTGCTCAACTTGCCGCCGGGTACCGACGACCTACTTCTCAGGGATACACTCGGTCACGCGCGTGTTGCTCGCTCGATTTTTGAGCAGCTTCAAATCAAGATCAACACGTACATAGAGATGGGTCAGACCGCTGTTGCCGCCACGGAACAGATGATCGCCAACTCGGCCGATTACTCTAACCTCTAACGCTGCGGATTGCGGCAAATGAAAGGTACCATGCTTAGGAAATTGAAGACATACTGGTTTATCCTCAACCACATTCTTGAAATCACTGATGG